TGGCTTTGACCGAACCCCAAAATAACACTCGATCAAATGTAATGAGCAAGTGCAAATTGATAAGGGCTAATATCAAGTCGCAATTAAATGGCAAAACTGAATACGCCACAGAAATTGAAGCGCGCAAAGCATTTGCAAAATTGGATCAAGAGACTGCTAAGTATGTAGATGTTAACGAAAACTTCCCAGTCAATTTAGGTCTTGGCTGGTGTTAAAACAAACGGGGGCTTCGGCCCCCACTAAACCAAATCGAAAAGCGAAAGGAAAGCGAAATGAAAATCAATCAACTGGACTACACATTTGACAGCGTCGTGTCATTCGACAACGGCGAGACCACGCAGGATGTGGCTGTGGGTTATGACTACACCCCAGAGGAACTGAATTACCCCCATGCGCCTGACTACGCCGAGGAGTTCGAGGTGTTTGTGTTCGACGCTACAGGCAAGGACATCACGCTGGATGTGCCAGAGGAGGACTACCAGCTACTGGTCGAGGAGGCCAAGGCCGACTTCAAGCAAGTGGTCGAGGATGCCAACGCATACTAGGGAAAGCACCTAGAAAATATTTTTAGATATTTGTTGACGAGGTTTAATTTGGCCTTATATTTACACCACTGACACAGCAAACCTGCACAGTCAGCCAACAGAGAAGGAACAGCGAAATGAACACAGAAATCAAAAACGAATTGGTAACAGAATTCAAGGCCCAAATTATTTCCAGCGTGAAATTCCAATTCAACCGCCTGCATGAAATCTTTGGCCCAACATTCCGTGGCGTTTACAACAGCAAGTCTTACAGCCTCTGGACTTTGACAGTGCGCCCATGCACAAAGCGCCTCGGTAACCGCATGGATGACGAGATTGTTTTGTGCGAAGACAACATGAACGAATATGCCCAAGAGCAGGCCGAGTTGTTTGCAGACGAGGTGATCGCCAAGGTGAACGCCAAGGCTGGTGAGTTGACAGACAGCAAGGTACTTCGCGTCAGCGGCGCAAACTTCCGCATCACTGGCATGAAGGGCGACAAAAAAGTAATGATCGAGCAAAACCAGATCATCAACGTGTCAGTCAAGGGCAAGCTGTTCAACCAGTTCCCAGCCCGTATCTACGTTGACGGCAAATTCACATCAGCCGCCGCCTTCAAGAAAATCTAAACCAAGGGGCTTCGGCCCCCACTAGGGAAACTACCTAGAAAATATTTTGTCAACCTTATTGCAGGCCCGCACGTTTAAGTTACAATTACACCAACGACAGCAATCCCGCAGTCGTCTAACAGCGAAGGAATAGAGAAATGAACATCGAAGCATCAGCAAAACCAACAAAGTTCCCCAACATTGTCCGCCATGCGCCCGAAGGTTTTTACACCCGCAAGCCATCATGGACAGGCACTGGCAACAGCGGCAAAACATTTTTGATCCACAACAACGGTTGCTGGTATTACTCTTACGTCAACTTCAAAAAAACCTCACTCGGTTACAAGTTGGACGAAGTGTCCGAGTCATTGAAACAACTGTAAAACCAAATCAATAACCAACTGAAAGCGAGTCGCTTATGAAAGAAGAAATTGAAACAAGTATCCGCACCGAACATGGTGTGCGCGTGTCGGTCTCCGAGTGGGACGACGATGGTGCGTGGTTGCACTTGCAAGGCCGCAACTCAAACATGAGTACAGTGTTGACTCGTGCCGAGGCCCAGCAGTTGTTGGCTGGCCTGCAAGCCATCTTGGCAAAAGAGGTGACAGTATGAACAACATGAGCAACCTGTTTGACGAAGTAGAGGCCGAACTGATGAAGCAGTTCAAAGCCATCACCCCAGAGCAGTTGGCGGAGGACGAGCGCCGTCGGCAAGTTAAGCGTGAGTACGAGGCACTGCACACCCCCATCGAGACCGACGAAGACCGAGCCAACACCGACGAGTATCCAGAGGAGGTTGATGATGAACAAGCAGGAGATTGACGACATGATGAAAAACCTTCCAAGCCAGCAGGTGCAAGAAGAGACCTTGATTCAGAAGATCACAATTGGTATAATGTTCATACTGGTTTTGGTTTTGATGATGTGGGCACCAGACTTCATATTGAGTGAAGAGGAGTGCCTGCAACAAAGCCCTCGCGCAATCACAATTGGCTTGTGTAGCGAACCGAAAGCGAAATAAAACCGAGTCGGTTCTTGGCCTCAAAGGCCGAGGCCGACAACATCTTCTGGCCTTAGAGGTCGCTGATGTAGGTGAGACAAGGCAACTCCTTGATTGGTATTCCTATGCCTAAAGCAAGGACTGGCGAACCATAAGCGAATCGATTACACTGCGATCAATTCGACATTATGGGGAATATGGGTTATGCCAGAAACACCGAAGGGGCCAAAGAGGCCCGCAAAGAACGTAAGAGCGGCACAAGAGGCCGCAAAAGCAATTGGGAAGGCCAAGGTAGCCGCAAAGGCCACAAAGGCTCCTACGCCCGCTAAAACTGGCAGACCAACAAAGTACAACCAAGACACTGCTAACCTCATATGCATGATGCTAAGTGAGGGAATGAGCTTGAGACAAATACTGAAGGCTGACACAGTAGGGAAACTCCCAGCGCAGTCTACGGTTTATGAGTGGTTGATACGCCACCCTCTCTTTCAAGAGCAATACGCGCGCGCTCGTGAAGAGCAGGCTGACACCAACGCTGATGAAATCTTGGAGATTGCGGACGAGCATCCTCCTGAGTACACAGACGAGAAGGGCCGCACGAGTCTGGACGTTACCTACATCCAGTGGCAGAAGAACCGCATCGAGGCCCGTAAGTGGACAGCCGCCAAGCTACGGCCCAAGAAGTATGGCGACCGTGTGGCGGTGGAGGGCGTGGAAGGTGGTGCCGCCATCAAGACTGAGGACGCTACTGCTGACAAGTTCCTTGAGATCATTCGCAACATGGAGATGAAGAAACGTGCTGGCTGAGATGCTGGAAGACCCAGAGGTACAGGCGGAGTTCAACTCCTACCCTCTGCATGACCGCATTGCCAAGATTGCTCACGCCGCTTGGATAGAGCAGGCGCACCCTTACCAGATACCGCCAGACCTTGAGATTGATTACACGGTGTTTTTAATGTTGGCAGGCCGAGGTGCAGGCAAGACTCGGTCAGCGGCTGAAGCACTATGGTGGTGGGCATGGACGCACCCAGACACAATGAGCATTGTTCTGGCACCTACGAGCGGTGACTTGAAGTTCACCTGCTATGAAGGGCCGAGCGGCTTGCTCGCCTGCATCCCCAAAGAACTGGTGGTGGACTACAACAAGCAGGATCACTTGATCAAGCTGTCCAACGGCTCCAAGATCAGGGGTGTGTCAGCAGACTCGTATGACCGCCTGCGTGGTATCAACTCCAGCTTCTGTTGGTGTGATGAGTTGGCGGCATTTAATTATCTTGGCCCGAACGAGGCATGGGACAACATGATGTTAGGGTTGAGGATTAAACCAGACGACAAGCCCTACAGCCACCCTCGTGTGATCGTGACCACAACCCCGCGCCCAAAGGACTTGATCCTTGACCTAGTGGGTCGTGAGGGTGACGATGTGGTGGTCTCCCGCGCCAGCACATACGACAACGCCAAGAACCTCGACAAAGCCTTCCAGAAGCAGTTGGAGTCGTACAAGGGCAGTAAGCTGTACGAGCAGGAGGTGTTAGGTCAGATCGTTGACCTCGAAGATGGCAAGGTAGTCAACCGCGATATGTTCAAGCTGTGGCCTCACAGCAAGCCCTTTCCCAAGTTCGAGTACATCATCCAGTCCTATGATTGCGCCTTCAGCGACAAGGAGTACAACGACCCTACCGCCATGACCACATGGGGAATCTTCAAGCCCCTTGATGGCCCGATGTCCGTCCTGCTGATCGACTGCTGGGCAGAACACCTCACCTTCCCTCTGCTCAAGCCCAAAGTGATCGAGGAGTGGCGCGTGTCGTATGGTGAGGGCAAGCAGGCCAAGAGGCCAGACCTGATTCTCGTGGAGGACAAGGCCGCAGGCATATCGCTGATCCAAGAACTGCGGCAGATGCACTTGCCTGTGCGTGGGTATAACCCGGGCCGTGCGGACAAGATGCAACGCCTCCAGATCACCGCCAGCATCTTTACGACTGGCAGGGTGTGGTTGCCTGAGTCGTCCGTCCGCAAGGGCTATGTCAAGGACTGGTGCGAGGGCTTCCTGTCCCAGTTGTGTTCCTTCCCTGACTCAACGCATGACGACTATGTGGACAGCGCGACACAAGCGATTCGGTTATTGAAAGATATGGGGTGGCTCGACATCAATCCCGAACCAAGAGATAATGACGACGAAGACGACTATCTGGAATACACGCAACCGAAACGTGTCAACCCCTACTCGATATAACTATGGCTGACTTCCGCAAAATTGGCAAAGGCATAACTGGCGCTTTATCTAAGGCCAAGGAGATCGCCGCCGCCGAGCGTGAAGCTAACCTCCAGAGAATGCTAGACCCAAGCGCAGTGAAGATGCGCCTGTACCACGGCACGACCGCGACCGAGGGTGGCAAGGGCCAAGAGGCCATACGCCGCATTAAGCCTAGCAAGGAGGGCGCGTTAGGCTCTGGTGTATACATGACCCCTAACACCGCACACGCGAGCAGTTATACGGGCATCCCTAATGACGACGCGATTGAGGCCATGCGCGGCAGTGAGTATTACTCCAAGATGGCTGACCAGTTTATGGCTGACCGTGCGGCAGGCACGTTGCGTGAAGGGCAGGCAGGCGGCAATATGTTGCCAGTCTATGCCCAGATCAAGAACCCTCTGATCATTGGCAAGTCAGGCAGGCAGATTGATCCAGCCGCAGAAGCCCTGATCAACCTTGGCATGGACGAGGCGAGCGCCATCAAGCTAGTGGAGAAGGCGTTCGAGGAGAAGGGCAACATTGGCAAGCAGATTCAGAGCAGGGCGCAGGCTCAAGGCTATGACGGCATCATGCAGTATCGAGGCGACGACCTGAGTGAGGTGGTGTCTTACAACCCTAACGCAGTCAAGAGCGCCATCGGCAACCAAGGCACTTACGACATTTACAGTCCAGACTTGAGCAAAGCCAATGGTGGCGCAATCCACATGGAAGAGGGTGGAAGTTTTGTATTGGGTAAGCCAAAAAGTTTTACGGAAAGGCTTAGTGAAGCAGTTCCAAAGGCAATAAGAATACCCAAAGACCCATTAGCCATTATTCTTAATCACGGTTATGGCGCTTACAAAAATTACACAGGTAAAGACCCGCTAGGTGATTTCCAAAAAGAACTTGATCGCAAGATAAACCCTGAGACTGATACAGGTTCTGCGCCTGTCCAGCAGTTTGAAAAGTTGGCTGATGGTGGCAAGATTGTGAAGGGCGTGACTGGCGCATTGAACAAAGCCAAGTATTTGGCAAGCGAGGCCAAGCGATTGAAGATGGGCGAGGTACTGCCAAAGGAAGAGGCCGATGAAAACCTTCGCAAGATGCTTGACTCAAGCAAGATCAAAGAGAAGCTGTATCACGCAACGCCGAGCGACATCAAGTTCTTCAAGCCGGGTGGCCTCGATCCACGAGTCAGTGGCGAAGCAATTTGGCTATCCAACGATCCAACCAGAACACCCGCCGCCCACAACATCGGCTCCTACGACAACCCACGCCAAGGCGTAAACGTCATGCCCGTCCATGTGCAAGCCAAGAACCCAATGGTGCTTGACGACGAGACCATGCTCAAGTGGGCGCAAGAGGTGTATGGCGAAGGCAGTCGCGAGTTCCCCATGTTGATGCCTAAGAAGTGGCGCGAAGAGGTGATGAAGGATTACGATAGCATCGTGCTGGCTGATCCATACAAGCGCGGCGACTCACATGAGATCATTATGTTTGAGCCAGAGAAGATCAAATCAGCAATAGGTAACCGTGGGACGTACAACACAGACACGGCAGACATAACCAAATCGAAAGGCGGGGTGCTTCATATGGCAGACGCAGGAAAAGTAACCAAGGGAATAGTTGGTGCATTAACCAAAGCCAAAGAGATGGCAAAGGCCCGCAAGGCCACCGCAGAAGGTTCTAAGATTGAAGAGGTGCTGGCAAGCCAAACTCCTCCGATGACTACACCAAGCGGCACAGGTTTGCCACTCATGCCTCGCGACAATGGGATGTACACCCTGCGTGCCCCGTATGCCAATGGTGGACAAGGCCCGCGCCGAGGGTAAGTCACCCAAGTACAACGAGCGTATGCAAGACTTGCTTGACAGCCCCAAGGCCAGACAGAAGGTGGACAAGTTGATCAACAAGGGCAAAGAGTTGAACGTGCAGGAGTGGTATGGCACTGAACCTCTACGTCAGGTCGCGTTAGACGCAGGCCGCACCCCAGAACAGTTTGAGTCACTGATGGCCCAGTTGGCAAGCGCCAGCCAGCGCAACCCAGTGGACAAGCAAAACCAGATGGGATCGTACCTGTACCACCTGAGTGAGTCGGGCCAACTGCCAGAGAACTCGCTCCTCTTGACCAACAAGCTCAAGAAGGCGCTCAAAGAAGACCCCTCACTTGCTGAAGGTCGCACACTCGTCGAGTTGCCCACAGGCTACGGATCGCTGGCGCAGGGTGACATCTTCAACCGCGCTGTGATGATTGGTCAGGGCAAGATCGGTGAAGCCCTGCCCCCAAACAAGAAGCTCGGCACGTTCTACGAGAACTTGCTTGGCAACCTAAAGCCCGTGACGGTGGATGTAAACGCACTGCGTGGCCCGATCATTGAGCAGGGTGACCCGCGCTGGTTGACCAGCAAGCTCGTGGAGAAGGACGACAAGGGCAAGATCATCAACAGCTACAAGCCTCGTGAGATGTACAACTCAGGGGAGATGTCGATGAGAGAAGCGCAACAGCGCCCCGGGTTCTGGGAGGCCGCGCCCTCTGGCTCCGAATACGCAGGCTTCGAGGAGTTGTGGCAACGTGGTGCCAAGCGCCACAACGTCGAGCCAGCAGAGGCGCAGGCTTTGGGTTGGTACGGCTCCGCTGATGTGACGGCGCTGAAGACTAAGCCAGAGAACTATGTGGACAACCTAGAGCGCCTGATCAAACGCACCGCCGAGCAGACTGGCAAGTCCGCCACTGAGGTGATGAACGACATGGTCACAGGCAATGGGTTCCTTCGCAAAGACGGTGGCAAAGTCGAGGAACCGCACTGGCACAACGTCTTCAACCGCAAGATGAAGGAAGGTGGCTACGCTTGGGTTGACAGCAAGCACATCCCCAAGGTTCGCTCGCTCAAGAATATGGCAAAGGGCGGCTCATCAGATGATCCTCCCTTTAGTGAATACATTAAAGATGTACCACAGGTCATAAAAGAAGCAACTCAAGAAGAAGCCGAGTCATACAAAAAACCTCGCGCTATTTCCGATGTGATCTACCGTGGTTTGGTTGCCAACAACCCTGTTAGCGCAGGCGTTGACATGGTAAACATGGGCCTAATGGGCGTAGATGCGGTGTCTGGCCTTATGGGAAAACCGACTCGGTTAGCGAGTGAAAAGCCATTCGCTGGTTCCGAACACGTTAAAGACCTGATGAAGAAGTACGGCGTGACCACTGAAGAGGAGCGTCCAATCTCTGAGACTCTGCTTGGCATTACATCGCCCACGGCAATTCTCAAGGGCGCAAAAGAAATACCAAAATTACTTGGCAAAGCAGGCGACGCTATCAAGGGTGGCTTGCCAAAGAACCTGCCTGTGGGCATGAGCATCGAGATTGTTGGCGACTTGACTCCCAAAGAGCAGGCGCTTGCCAAAATGCGCGAGATGCGCCCAGACTTAAAAGCCACTTCTGATTTACAAAAGAAGTACGATGCTGAGATGGATAGCAAGTACACCCGTGATATGCCTACGTTCGAGCAGTGGAAAGCCAAGCAGAACGCTAAGAAGGCTCACGGCGGTTTAACCTTGATGAGATAACTATGGCAACACAATTTCCAATTGATCCAAACGCCGAGCGATTTATCGACGGCTTGAAGATGACCGACGATGGTGGTGCTGTTGCTGACCTGCCTGATGAAGAGGGACTCGATGTAGAGGAGCTTGACGACGGCTCGGCAATCGTTAACTTGCAAGACTTCAAAGGCCCAACAGAAGACGCAGACTTTTACTCCAACCTCGCGGAGACCATGAACCTCTATGACATGGAGAAGATTGGAATGCGTTACCTTGACCTGATTGAGAAGGACAAGGAGGCTCGCGAGAAGAGGGACAAACAATACGAAGAGGGACTGAAGCGGACGGGCTTGGGGGATGATGCCCCGGGCGGTGCGAACTTTTTCGGAGCCAGCAAAGTCGTTCACCCTATCATGGCTGAAGCCTGCGTGGACTTTGCCTCCCGCGCAATCAAAGAGATGTTCCCCCCAGACGGCCCCGTCCGCACCAAGGTGCTTGGCGAGGTGACTGAGGAGAAGACCAACGTCGCAGAGCGCAAGCGCGACTACATGAACTGGCAGTTGACTGAGCAGATCGAGGAGTTCCGCGACGAGCAAGAACAGTTGTTGACGCAGTTGCCTTTGGGTGGCTCCCAGTTTATGAAGATTTGGTACGACGAATCCAAGCGCCGCCCCTGCGCTGAGTTTGTGCCTATCGACAACATGATCCTGCCCTTTTCTGCTGTGAACTTCTACACCGCCCAGCGCGTGACTGAACAGCAAGACATCACTGGCTGGGAAATGCAACAGCGCATTGACCGTGGCCTGTACCGCGACATCAGCTTTATTCGCGCAACGGACGAGCCAGAGCAGACCAAAGCTGAGAAGGCCAACGATAAGATTGAAGGCAAAGAATACAACGACAACGAAGATGGCCTGCGCCGTGTATTCCACATCTACACTTGGCTGAACATTGACGACGACACAGTGACGGAAGGCGAGACCGCGCCCTACATCCTGATGATCGATGAGCTTGAGAGCAAAGTGCTTGGCATCTACCGTAACTGGGAAGAGGGCGACAGCACCATGACCAAGCTCGACTGGTTGGTTGAGTTTAAATTCATCCCTTGGAGGGGCGCGTATGCCATCGGGCTACCTCACCTCATCGGAGGTCTCTCCGCCGCCTTGACGGGCGCATTACGGGCCTTGCTGGATACTGCTCACATCAACAACTCCGCCACAATGTTGAAGTTGAAGGGTGCGCGTATCTCTGGCGCAAGTCAGCAGATAGAAGTCACGCAGGTCACTGAGATTGAATCCGCCGTTGGTGTGGACGACATCCGCAAAATTGCGATGCCCATGCCCTTCAACCCACCTAGCCCTGTGCTGTTTGAGTTGCTAGGCTGGATCACCACTGCCGCCAAAGGCGTTGTGACAACAGCGGAAGAGAAGATTGCGGATGCCAACAGCAATATGCCAGTGGGCACCACGCAGGCGTTGATCGAGCAGGGAGCCGCAGTGTTCTCCGCCATTCACGCCCGCCTGCATGAAAGCCAGCGCCGTGTGTTGCAGGTGATCGGTCGTTTGAACCGCTGGTATTTGGACGAGCAAAAACGTGGCGATGTGGTTGCTGACCTTGAGATCAAGCGCGAAGACTTCAAACGCAACAGCGATGTGATCCCTGTCTCTGACCCTCACATCTTCTCCGAGACTCAGCGTATTGCCCAGATGCAATCTGTGTTGCAGATGTCTGCACAGTTCCCTGCACTCTTTGACCAACGCGCTGTTGTAAATCGAATGCTCAAGCAGTTGAAGGTTCCAAACGTCAACGAGTTGATTCCTAACGCAAGCAAGCCTATTGAGATGAATGCCGCAGACGAAAACTCTGCAATGGCATTAGGTCGTCCAGCGTTTGCATACCCCCGTCAGGATCACTTGGCGCACATCCAAACGCACATGAACTTTGCGCTTGACCCCACCTTGGGATCAAACAAGCTCATGGCCCCCAAGTTCATCCCGAACGCATTGGAGCATATCAAGCAACATATGCTGTTGTGGTACACGCAGAACATGAGCAAATACGTCCAAGGCAATGGCGATGTGGACTTTGGCAAATACGAAGACAGCAAGTTGGTCAAAGAGATCGACAACGCTATCTCGTTGGCCTCTGGTCACATGAAGATTGACTCGCAAGAGGTGTTTGCTGGTTTGTTGCCTGCATTGGAGCAGTTAGGCCAGATGATGCAACAGTTCAAACCACCACCACCACCGATGGATGGCGAAGCGCAGGCCGTGTTGCAGGCTTCTATGGCAGAGACCCAGCGTCGCGCCGCAGAGGATCAAGCACGACTTGCCTTCGACACCCAGAAGTTCCAAGCCGAGATGAAGGCAAAGCAGGAGGCAGAGCAGATCAAAGTGGCTATGAACGCCGAAAACAATCTGACTACCGAGCGCATTAAGACCGCAGAGTTGACCGTAGACGAGGTCAAGCTACGGCAGGAGCAAGAGAAAACTGCTGTGAAACTTAACCAAGAAACCCAACGTAACTTAGGAGATTGAAATGGCTACTACTGACAAAGAGCAACAAGATGAAACTGTAAAACAGCACACCCGCATGGCGGCTGGCGCTTGGGTAACAGGAAGCGAATTAAAAGAGAAGGGCACGGCAACGATGCCAAAAGCCAACAGCGACCACGGGAATTTCTCCCAAAACAAGGGCGTTGACAAGAAAAACGCATGAGGTATACCTCCGACTTCATCGGCGCTGTAAAAGCGCGTAAAGAAGCTATTACGCAGAGTTTGGCAGTGGGTAACGCCTCTGACTACCCTGCGTATCAGCGACTGGTCGGACATATCGCTGGACTTGAAGAAGCCCTTGTCATTCTTGATAACCTTTTAAAGGAAGAAGACGATGACAGATAGCACGGTGGCTGGTAATTCAGCCGATTTGCGGGAAGCCTTTCCTGCTGTAGACCCCGGAGCGAAACCCCTTGGCGCACGAGTTTTAGTACAACTGCGTCGAACAAAGAAGACGGTAACTGCAAGCGGGATTGTTCTGGTCTCAGAGACCAGAGAAACCGAGAAGTGGCAAAACATGGTCGCGAAAGTGATCGAGATCGGCCCATTGGCGTTTAAGAAGCGCGACACAATGGAACCGTGGCCCGAAGGTTCATGGTGTGAAGTTGGTGATTATCTTCGCGTCCCTAAGTGGGGCGGTGATCGTTGGGAGGTTCCAGTCCCTGACGCAGAACAAGATGATGACCCAGCGTTGTTTATGGTTCTAAACGACCATGAAATCATCGCAAAACTTACTGGTGACCCCCTTGCAATGAAGGCATTCATATGAGTACCGAAACAGAACAAGAAGTAATCGTCATCCAAGAGGAGAAAGACGGCTCCGCGACGATTGACTTACCCGCAAGCATCCCTTCGCCTGATGCAAATCACGAAGAGGACTCCGAAGAGGCTGATGAAGCCGCTAGACGGGCCGAAATGGCCTCTGGTGGTGAAGTAGACGCTGACGCTGAAGCCCTAAGAGAGCAGAAACGCCTCAAAAGACTCAAGCGCAAGGAGTACCACAAGGCTGTCTCAACCGAAAAAGACCACAAACTGGACTTTTTAAGCCGCCAAAACCAAGAATTGCTCGAAAGACTGTCGGTTTTGGAGAAAAAGTCGCATGGAAGTGACCTTGCTCGCCTCAATAAGGCGATGGAAGACCAGCACAACCGTATTTTGTTTGCAAAACAGAAGATTTCAGAGGCAACTAGCACTGGCAACGGTGAATTGCTGACTTCTGCACAGGAAATGTGGTTTGAAGCCCGCCGCCAGTTTGAGGCATTGGACGCAGTCAAGAAAAAAGCGACTGCCCAGCCCCGCCAGCGGACTATTCAAGCCCCTGATCCTCAATTGCAAAAACACGCATCCTCTTGGATGGAAAACAATCAGTGGTACGACCCTAATGGTCGCGACGCTGATTCAAGAGTTGCGCTAACGATTGACCAAGCAATGGCTGAAGAGGGTTGGAACCCCAAAACTCCTCAATATTGGGAGGAGCTTGACAGCCGCTTGCAAAAGTATCTACCTCACAGGTATACTGGAGAGGCAGACGAGAGACCATCTCAAAAGCGCCCAAGAAACTTTGTGACTGGGTCAGGCCGCGAAAGTGCGTCGAGTAGTGCGATTGGCAAAAATCAGTTTGCGTTAACACGCGAACAGGTCAGCGCAATGAAAGATGCTGGAATGTGGGATGACCCCGATAAACGCGCAAAAATGATTCGTCGTTATGCGCTTGAAGCTAAACAACTTAGGAGCTAAAAATGGATTCTCGTTTAAAAAAATCATTGTCTGCTGGTGGACGCGAAAGCCGCGCGAGTCTTGACTCTAGTCGAGAGGCACCAGAACAGCAGTTCGTGTCAGCCGAAGAACGTCGCAAGATGTGGAAGGACGAATGGACACAAAGCGCATTGCCTGCTATTCCCGAAATCAAGGGATGGCACCTTTGCTGGTTATCGACCACGAATAGTTATGACAGCATCGACAAGCGTATTCGTCTAGGTTACGTCCCTGTGAAAGCAGAGGAAGTCCCCGGGATGGATGGCAACAAAGTCAAAGCTGGGGAACACGTTGGATTTATTGCGTGTAATGAGATGCTCTTGTACAAAATTCCAATGGAAATGTATCAAGATGTCATGGCTCATTTTCACCATGAAGCGCCACTTGAAGATGCGAACAAGATTCGCCTTCAGGCAGAGCAGGTTCAGGGTCGCGATAGTTCTGGCAAGCCGTTAGGCCGTGTCGAAGGCGAAGGGTTGGATTATATTGATAAACCGATGCCAACACCTGTTTTTTAATAAAACAAGTTGGTTTTTGTAAACTGATCATAGGAGAGACAAATGTCTTCACTCAATCAGCCGTTCGGTCTGCGTCCTTCGTACCACCCCACTGGGTTGGATCGTGCGGTCGCACTCGCTGGCGGCATCGCCTCTGGTTACAGCACTGGTATTTTGAAAGGCCAGCCTGTAGCCCTTAACACGAGCGGAAATATCATCGCCGCAACTGCTGGTAGCGCCTATCAAGGTGCTTTCGCTGGTTGCGAGTGGACTGATACCACTGGTCGTCGTCAAATCAGCAACCAATGGACTGCAAACACTGCATACCAAACTGGTTCTAATGTGACTTACTACTACTCTGACCCCAATATCGTTTACGACATTCAGGCAGATGGTAGCTTGGCACAAACCTCCATTGGAGATCAAGCAAACTTTACAAACATCACTGCTGGTTCAACAACCACAGGTTTGTCTCAATGCACAATCTCTACTTCGTTGGCAGGTTCTAGTGCAGTTGGTGATATGCGTATCATCGGCTTGACTCCTGCCGTTGACAACGCTTGGGGCGATGCTTACACAGTTGTGCAAGTACAAGTCTCTCGCAGTCAATACGTCGCAACCATTAACGCCATCTAAGGAGTCCAATCATGGCCGCACCAATGCGAAGTACGGACTTTAGAAGCATCGTTGAGCCTATCCTCAATGAATGCTTCGATGGAGTCTATGATCAACGTACCGATGAATGGTCACGAATTTTCCGTGAACAAGAAGGTATTCCCCGTAACTACCACGAAGAGCCAGTCCTTTATGGATTTGGTGCCGCACCTCAACTGCCTGACGGAACTCCTGTTTCGTATCAGCAGGGTGGTGTTCTCTTCTTGCAACGCTATGTGTACAACGTGTATGGCCTCGCCTTCGCATTGACCAAAGTGTTGGTTGAAGATGGCGACCATATCCGTATCGGTCAAGTTTACGCAAAGCACTTGGCTCAATCTCTGATTGAAACCAAAGAGACTTTGTCTGCAAACGTGTTGAACCGCGCCTTCAACAGCGCGTACCCCGGCGGTGACGGCGTGGCACTTAACAGTGCTTCACACCCCATCGTGAACGGTACATTTAGCAACTTGTTGGCTACATCTGCAAACTTGTCTCAAACATCGCTTGAGCAAATGTTGATTCAGATTCGCCAAGCAGTGGACAACAACCAGAAGAAGATTCGCTTGGTTCCCCGCCAATTGGTGGTGGCCCCGGGCAACGTCTTCCAAGCTGAAGTGTTGCTCAAGTCTGTCTTGCGTTCTGGCACCGCTAACAACGACCTCAACCCTGTCAAGTCAATTGGCTTGCTGGACGAAGGTGCCGCTGTTATCAGCCGTTTGACTTCATCTACCGCATGGTGGGTGCAGACTGACGCTCCTGAAGGCATGAAGTTGCTGATGCGTCGCAAGTTGGAGAAGACGATGGAAGGCGATTTTGAAACTGACTCTATGCGCTACAAAGCGACAGAGCGTTATCAAGTTGGCTTCACTGATCCTCGTGCGATGTACGGCACACCCGGCGTCTAAACGCCAAGCAGGGGCGGGGATAACACCCTGCCCCTTTTTTTAATGTTTGGTCAAACTTTTCAAGGAGCAGACCATGCCCCAATTTTCAGATGATCTTTTTCTAGGCTCCGCCATTACCTATCAAGGTATGGATGCCTATCCTGCTGTTGCGACTTTCACGGGTTCAATTTCTACCACTACACTAACCGTCACCGCTATGCTGTCTGGTGATCCAATTACTGTTGGTATGTTTATTGACAGTTCAACGTCACTCACCAATGGAACTTACATTACCGCTTTTGGTACAGGTTCTGGCGGTACAGGTACTTACACGGTCAGTGCCTCACAAACTGTAGCAAGCGCTACGATCATTGGTTCTGGTAATGCTTTGTTGCAAAACCCATCTCCCATGAGCGTAGGTGTTGGCCCACTGGGTCGTGTTTATATTTGGGACGCTGTACCACAAGCAAAATTGACAACCAACATTGTTGCCGCTGTCATCACAACTGCTACCACGCTTACGCTTGCCGCAGGTGCAGGTGTGACATCCACAACCATAACTGGTGGTGGTACGGGTTTGCAACTTGACTGCCCTCGTGCGGTTTCCACAACCACAGGCGCGGGTACTCCGACTTCTGTCAACATTACTGTTTCTGGTTACGACTACTACGGTCAAGCCATGAGCGAGGTAATTGCAACAGGAACAGTAGCTTCAACTACTGTAAACGGTAAAAAAGCCTTCTACCAAATTGCCAGTGTTACTGCTTCTGGTGCAAGTGTTGTAACCGTTGCGGTAGGTACAACCGACATCTTGGGTGCGCCATTGCGTATCACTGATAGAGGCTACGTCACCCGTGCGGGCTGGGACAATACTTTGGCTGAAGATGGTGGAACTATGACTGTTGCCGCTACCGCCACAGCTACCACCACAACTGGTGATGTAAGGGGTACTTACTTGCCATCTTCGGCGGCAGACGGTATCAAGCGCCTTGTGATGGGAATAGCCCTGCCAGCAATTGCGGCAGGCCCGAATGCAACCCGTGTTGGCGCGTTTGGCGTCACACAAGCATAAGGAGAGCGACATGGGTCAATTCAAACCGATGGTCAAGATGGAGACCACTGAGCCTTCAGTCATACTGAAACTCAAAAAAGGCGGTCATGTAAACATGAAAAAGGGTGGCAAGGCGGAAGCTGGTCACAAGAAGATGGCTGACGGTGGTGGTGCTATGGGCGCTTTGATGGGCACCCCAGCACTGGTTGGTCGTCCTGCGGTGAACGCTCCCGTGCAGTCCCCCGGCAAGCCTTCGATGGCCTCACGCCGCAAGGCAATGATGGCTAAGAAGCCCGCTATGGGCATGGGCACCCCTTCTGGCCCCGCAATGCCTGCTGGCAATCCAGCAATGCCTGCAATGAAAAAAGGCGGCAAGATGGCGGAAGGCGGCAAGTCTGACAAAGCTCAAGACAAAGCCATGATCAAGAAGGCTTTTAAGCAACACGATATGCAAGAGCATATGGGCGGCAAAGGCACTTCATTGAAACTCAAAAAGGGCGGCATGAAGAAGTACGCTTCTGGTGGTGCTATTCCTTCCGAGACAACTTCTGGTTCTTACGACACCACGTTGATGCACCAAGCCAAGAAAGACACTGCCAGCGGTACTGGCGGCGTAAAACTAGGCAACGCTGGTGGATTTAAAAAGGGCGGCAAGGCTTTGAAGATGGCAACGGGTGGAGCAATCCCATCTGAGACAACCTCTGGCAATTACGACACTACTTTGATGCATCAGGCCGCGCCTGATAACTCTAGGGCCGTAACGGGCGGCGTTCGATATGGAAATGCTGGCGGTTTTAAAACTGGCGGCGTGACTGAATCTAACGGCGGTGGTTATCGCAAAGGCGGTGCCGCAAAAAAGTTTGCTGATGGGGGGAAAGTGCAAGACGACGGTGGCCCTGAGAAGATGCCACAAGGTCGTAAGCCTGCCTCCCAGCCAGTAGAGATCAATATGCTCTCTGGCGCTTTTAAAAATGGCGGTAAAGTGGCCCCGGGGAACAAGGCGCTCCAAGCCAGTTTTAACAAGACCAACGCTCCTGCAATGCGTGAAGCAAAAGCAAAGAGTGTTGAGGCTTACGCCCCAATGGGTTCCGTAGTTCGCAAGAACAGAGGCGGGATGTGCTGAAATAAGGTAGGGGCTTCGGCCCCTGCTTTTTATTGGAGATAACTATGGCTGATGCAGTCGCAAGTCAAACGCTCATGGACGGTGAGCGCGTTGCAATTATGAAATTTACAAACACCAGTGATGGCACTGGTGAGACCAATGTGGTTAAAGTCAATCCTGCGTCGCTGACCCCTTCGGGTTCTGGCGGTGCTTGCGACCGCGTCACGATTACAAAAGTCACTGGGTTGACGCACGGCATGGAAGTGCAGTTGAAGTGGAAGGCAACTACGCCTGTGGTTATTGAAACGATCCCACAGAACAACTCGTACACGCAAGACTACAGCAAAATTGGCGGATTGACCAACAATGCAGGCACTGGCGTGGATGGCGCAATTACATTCACCACTTTGGATGCAAGTGCTGGCGATACTTACACTGTAGTGCTTGAAATGGTCAAGCATTATGTAAATCCGCTAGGTTAATCATGCCAAGCAAATCACCTTCCCAACATCGTTTGATGGAGGCGGTCGCACATAACCCTGCGTTCGCCAAAAAGGTGGGTATTCCCCAAAAAGTTGGCAAAGAGTTTGCTCGTGCTGATGAGGGGAAAAAACTTAAAGGAGGCGGTCTATATGACAACATCAATGCAAAACGTCAAAGAATCGCTGAAGGTTCTGGCGAAAAAATGCGCCGAGTGGGTAGCAAAGGTGCGCCAACGGCTGAAGCCTTCCGAGAGTCAGCAAAAACCGCCAAATTAAAAGATGGCGGGCCAAGTCTTGCTGTTGGACGGGGTGAAAAATTATCCGTTGAAAAGGGCGCAGGGCTTACGCAAAAGGGCAGAGACAAATACAATAGAGAGACTGGTTCTCACTTGAAAGCTCCACAGCCTCAAGGCGGTGCCCGTAAGGATTCATTTTGTGCCCGCATGAGCGGGGTGGTTGAACATTCAAAAGGGGACGCTCCACGCGCCAAAGCATCGCTGAAGCGGTGGGACTGCCCCGGCTGGTAAGGACACATAACATGGCGTTTTCTGGAACCGTAGGACAGACCGTCATCAATGTACAGACATTGATTGATCACGGCGCTAGACGCTGTGGAAAGCTCGCCGAAGAGTTAACTTCTGAGCAGGTGCTGTCAGCCCGACAATCGCTGTACTTCTTGCTTTCCAATCTTGGAAACCGAGGTATTCAGTTTTGGACAATCACCAAGAAGGTTCTTGGTTCACAGATAGACAACTACCTTTACACCCTTCCAAAAGGCACAATTGACCTCTGGAACGTGCTGTATCGCACAATGGCGCGCCCCAATGGCGCATACACCAGTTCTGCTGGCGGAACCGTTGCAAACGTATATGACGGTGATACACAGACGATTTGCACCCAAACGTCCGCTGATGGCAACATTTCCGTCAATTACGGCACATCCAACCCAATTTATATTGGCTCCATTGGATTCTTGCCTGCTTCGACTGGCTCGTGGTCAATCATTTATGAATACTCAATAGACGGCACAACTTGGGCCACTTTGGTTGATCTTGGCACCATTGATGTGGTCAACAACACTTGGGTGTGGACTGACATTGAGGCTGGTCAAACGGTCGCTTTTTACCGCATTCGCGCCTACAACACGACAACCCTGTCGTTGCGTGAGTTGTACTTTGGGAACAACTCGCTTGAGGTTCAGATGTCTCCACTGAACCGCGACGACTACACCAACCTGCCAAACAAGAACTTTACAGCAAACCAACCTTATCAATATTGGTTTGACCGCACTATTCCCCAGCCATCGATTTATGTGTGGCCTACGCCATCAACTGCTTTTGTGCAGATCGTTTGCTGGTACTCGCGTCAAATTGAAGACGTTGGATCACTCACTGATGAGCTTGAGATTCCCCAGCGTTGGTATGAGGCTGTGCAGATGATGCTTGCCCACCGCATGGCGCTTGAGTTGCCACAGGTTGCAATGGATCGTGTTGGCTATCTTGAAAAGATGGCGGATAAGTTTTTGGCAGATGCTGAAGCTGAAGAGCGGGATCGTTCACCAATTTACTGGGCACCGAATATTTCGGTGTATACGGCCTAATGCCAATCTTTTTAGACACAACGGGGCTAACGTCCCTTGCCATCGGGGTTTGCGACCGATGCAAGATGAAACGCGCCTTTGTGACGCTGGGGCCAGACCCCAACTTCCCCGGGTTACGAGTCTGCGACCAAGGATGCAGGGATCAGTTTGACCCCTACCGCCTCGCCGCCCGTAAGACGGAACGTATTAACCTGCGGTTTGCGCGTCCTGACACGCCTATCGGTGCTGGCGACAACTATCTGATGACTGGCAGTCAATCAATGGATGGCTCAAGCCAATTCCAGATTTCGACCGAACAAAACACTCAGACTCCTACAAACACGGGGAACAAGGACACCATTGCGCCGAACCCCCCAGACAATACGAGTACCTAAATGTCCGCACAAGTAACCATACTCCAACTCCCAACCGCTGGTGCTATTACAGGTACTGAGGCGGTTCCGATTGTCCAAAATGGGGTGACCGTACAAACTACGACTGCGGCGCTTGCTGGCTCACCCGTTCAGACCTACACCTATTTGACGGTCACACAGACCCCTCAACTTGCAAACAGTCGCTATGTTGGCGCAACCAATGGTTTGGTAACCACCGACGGCGGAGCGCAGGGAGTCTTCAATATAAGCACCACAGGCGCTTTATTGTCTTTGGTGAACTCTGGTACTGGGTTTCAGGTTAAAACGTCTTCTACAGCCATTACAGGGCGTTCTATCGCTGTTTCTGGCAATGGGTTGTCAATTACAAACGGTTCTGGCATATCTGGCGACCCGACCATCGCTTTGAGTGGTCAAGTGTTGAATTTTGCCAATGCCAGTTTTAATGGACTTGTGGTGCTTTCGACTGGTGGCGCTATCACTTCTGCGACCATTACGGGAACTGCAAGCCAAATTAGCGTTGCAAACGGAACTGGGGTAAGCGGTAATCCAACAATTTCTTTGGCGGATAACCCTGTGTTGCCCGGTCTTGAGAGCGTCACCGTACCAATTGGCGCTACGGGTTCGCGCCCATCTTCTGCTGTAAATGGTATGTTGCGCTACAACACCACCCTTGCCGTCTTTGAAGGCTACGCAAACGGCGTATGGGGTGCAATTACAACGGGTTCAGGTGTTACCTCTGTTGGTACTGGC